AAAAACCAAAAAGTTTCGCCATCTTATAAAGTATGCTTACCTGTTATAGTTTATTTAGTTGATATCTTCGCCACCAGCAGCAGGAGAATCACCCTTGACTGCTTCCCACCAGAGAACTTGCATTTCTACAGTAAACTCCTGAATTGCATCAGTTTCATATGCTAACTGAATTGGACTGATATTTGTTGGAAACAAATCATAGAAATGATATGCTCTTAGAGTTGAACCATCACGATCTAAGTGGTAAACAAATGCATCTGCCTGATATAGTGCAGGATCAGTAACTCCAGTGTTATCAGAAACTCGGTTGATTACATTCATCCAATTTTCAAATGCCGAACGAATGGCAAAATCAGTATCGTTAATGACGGTAATCGTCCAACTTTCAAAGGTGCGGTCTCCTGCTAATTTTAGAGTTCTTCCTCTAAAGGCAACTTCCAGTGGAGTCACCGTTGAACCTGGAAGTGCCGCCGTTTTGACTAAAAATCTAGACTTGTCGAGAACATTAGTGTCAGCAGGAGCAGCATCTGGGAATGAAAGAACAACCTCAAAGAGGTTACTTCTAGCACCACCACCAGATAACTTACTCTTGAAGTCTGTAATCTTCCTTAAAGGGGGTGGATTTAATTGATTTCTGGTTGCCATAGTTTTTAACCTCTGTTAATTAAAAGTTGCCGATTATTTCTTCAAAATCAACACCAGTCTTGGTGGCAATAAAGGTAAGACCGATGAAGTTAATCGATCTCGCTGGTTTAATGTAGATGTCTGCTCTAAACTCATTAGCATCAATAACTGCTGCCGTGTTATTAGTTTCATCAGCAATTACGACATAATCAAAGATGCCTCTCTTTGCCTGAACATCACGCAAGAATGGTTCAATAGTATTTACAAAATTAGTTCTTGTAATTTCATCGTTAAACTCAAATAGCACATCCCTAGCGGCACGAGAAATAGCATCCTCAAGGTAGATGAAGAGTCTGCGAACATTAATACGATCAAATGCTGATGTTCTTGCTAATCCAGTCTTATCACCGAACAGAATAATACCTGCTCCTGGTGAGAAGATGATTGGATTGATTCGGTTTGTATAAAGACGATCTCTCTGAGACTTACTTGGAGTATAAGCAAGTTTAACAGCATTTAAGATGGCACCTCTTGAGGTTCCTGCTGGAGAATACCAGGGGAAGTAATTAATGTCACTACGAGCACAAAGACCGGCAATATCACCGTTTAAAGGAGCATATCTATAAGTATTTGCAAATCTATCGTACATATACTTATAACCAGAATCAAATACTGCATAAGACGAAGATGCTACGGAAGAGAAGAAACTAATTACATTATTTGTAATATCAGTAGAGTTTCTAACCGTAACTTCAGTTTGTACTGACGTATCAGTAAGGGCAGAACTTCTGTAAGGTGAAATGAAGGCAATTGCATCTTTTCTGAGTTCGGCAACCGAAATAAGTTTGTTTGCTAGTTCTTGTGCAGTTTCTTTCGCATAACCAGCAGATCCCATCAATAAGAAATCTACTTTGATATCTTCTGTGTTCTCAAATAAATCATATCCGTCTTTTAGTTCTGCTAGAGTTGCGGTAAGAGCACCGGTAGTTCCAATTCCTGTTTGTCCATTATAGTTAAGACCACCTGCTAACGTGTAAGTATTTGCACCTGCGGCACCAAAAATGATACCTTCTGCGGGTTGGTCCCATCCATTATCGGTCGTTAAGTCAAATTGATTCGGATCATATCCTGTTGTGGTAAGACCAGCAGGAGCACCACCAGCAAAGATATTTGCAGAACCTGCGGCAATATATTTTCTCCAATAAGAAGTACTTCCGGCAGAAAACTCCGCATCAGTTGCCTTAGAAAGACCTATATGCTTTTCAAGAATTGTTCCGGCATTACCAGTAACTGTTCCCAAATCATCAATAACTACTACGTGAACTTCATCAAATCTTGATCCTCTTGGTTCTGCAAATGCCGAAGTTCCTGGTGCTGGTGCTAGATTATTCCACTGAATGTTGGGAGTAATATATTGCTGACTGAACCAATCAAGTTCACTAGCGTAAGATGTGGTTCCCAATGAAACCAGAGAGTCTCCGGTTGTAACGATACCGACAATTCCAGATTCGGTAAAGCAATAAGTTCCGTCTTGTTGATAATCAACAATTGTTTCTGTATTTCCGGAGGATACCTTACTTAAAATCTTAACAGCAATTGAACTGGCACCAACCTCAGTAATGATTCCTTTTAGATAAGAACCAGTTAACGATATGGAAGTACCCGTTCCAACATCTGCTTTTCCGGTAAGGGATTGAGTTACACCGTAACCAACTCTGGCAAGCGTAGTTACAATACCGCTTAAAATTTGGTCTGCCTTGGAGTCAATAATTGCTACTTTGATTCCGTTTGCCCAAGAACCAGGATTTCTTGCTGCTACAATAACATTTGGAATGGTATTTTCATCATACCCCAATTCTTCATAATGATCTAAACTCTTAATTTTAACGGTTGCAACTCCTACAGATGCAACACGGGCATTTTTTAGATCGGCGTCGTCTGCTCTGACTACCTGTAATGAACCACCATACGAAAGGTAGGATGAAGCAACCATCCAACTTTCATAGTGCTTATCTGTGGAGTATGGTTCGCCAAAATTATTCAGCAGATCATTTTCATTCTCTACTAAGGTTGGCGAATCTACAGGTCCCTTTGCGAAAGGTGCAACAATTGCCCCAATCTTATTGGAAGCTGGTTGGACTCTACCAGAGGTTAGATCAACTTCCCTTACTACGATTCCAGGAGATGCTAAATTTAGCGGCATCTTTATTCTCCGTATTATCCCGAATTATTCTAAAAGTATTTATAATTTCCTTGTCTTCAATATACTTATCTGTAATCCCACTCATTTGACACATCTCCGTACTCATCAACATTCCAAATATCTTGTGTCTGTATTCCGTTTTCTGAAGTGGCAAACATCCACCTGTCTCCAGTTTCTTGTTCTACAAATACCTCCATATCTTCCAATCCATCTGAAATAAATCCAAACGGAGACATATCTTGGTCTATTTGATTCTTTTGTTCTTCATATATTCTTTTACGAATATCATTATTAGTCATTTCTTTGAAATATTCCTGAGCGACTAACCAGGCAAAAATTACAAGGCACATTACCAAATCATCATTACAACCTTCTTCCGCTTCAAATGAATTATGTCTTTGGGCAAATGTTGTAAGTTCACTAATAATATCATAGTCATTCACAAATAATTTATCATCCTCAATAAGTAATTTTAAGTTTGAACATCCTAATTTTTTAACTGCTGCAGTTGTTCTAACTCCAAGTTGAGATTTTTTACCACTAAATCCAGACCCAACTAATTGCCCTGCCCTACCTCTCATAGAGCACATTAGGATATTATCATATTCTAAATCGTAGTGAAGAATATTAGCAACCTGATCTCCAATATCATTTACTTCTATAAGTAACCAGGCATTATCATATCCTCTTGCCACCTCATTAATAATACTTGGAAATAGCATCGGTCTAATCTCATTATTTTTATATTTTGCCACAACTCTGTAAGGAAACTCCGTAATATCAAAAACAACAAATGCCGAATAATCATTACCCATTCCACGAGCAACATCAACCGTAATTAAATAACTGTGGTCTTCTATTGGATTTTCATAAACATCAAGACCTTTACTTCTTTTTATTGGGTCATCATAGACTAATATTTTCAGTTTGCTTGGATTGATGAGTGTTCCTACCGACCCCAGAAACTCACAAAGGTGCTCTGCCCTAAACTGCTCTTCACTAGTATTGGCAATCGTCTGTGCCTTCCATTCCTCATCTCTACCGGGCACTTCAGACCAGTGGACCTCTGTGGCAACAAATGAGTTCTTACCACGCTCTGCATCGTGCCACATACGGTAGAAATGATTCATACCTTTGGGTGTGGATACTACAATAACCTTGGTGGACTTACCAGATGAAATTGTGGGATATACTGATGCGAAGAAATCGTCGGCAATATGATTTGGAACAAACGCAAATTCGTCCAAGAAAATAATGTTGAATGACATTCCTCGAACGGCAGAAGCAGACGTTGATGCCGCAATAATTTTTGACCCATTTTCCAATTCTAATGAACCTTTATTCCAGGAAACAATACCCTGTTGCATCCATTTTGGAAGATTCTCATAAGATAATTGAAGTCTACTTAAGATTTCTCTTGATGTTGATGCTTTGTTTGCCAGAATACCCACATTTACGTTGTCATTAAAAACAATATAATGTAATAAGTATGATACTACCGTTGTTGTATTATGTGTGGGAATAAATGTTCTTCCACATAAAAACAGATGGTCATCACTATCTACTTGAATACACGCAACTGGGACACTATCGACCTTTTCTATTTTTTGTATATAATGTCTTTTATTTTGAGGTCTTCCCTTTCCACCAAAATTTATTAATTCGGACTTTCTTGGAAGATTGAAAATATTTTCCTTACTGGGAAAACGAACAGTATGATACCAACACTGATTTATTAACCTTCTACTTACTCTGGATTTTATACCTAAAGAAGATAGAAGTTCAACAACT